ATCCGAGATTACAAACGCTTCTAGTTTTGACATCACTTTAAAGTAATTTAACAGGGCAGGGGAGAAATCCCCTGCTTTTATTGAGGTTTAATATGCCACTCAAAAAAGGTTACTCAAAAAAGACAATCTCATCTAACATTAAAAAAGAGATGAAGTCTGGAAAGTCACAAAAGCAATCAGTTGCAATTGCTCTTTCTGTTGCTAGAAAGGCAAAAAAAGGTAAGAAAAAATGAATAAGAGAGTCTTTTATTCTGACAATGGAATTTTAAGGGATCTTTCAGTCAACCTTAACAAGTATGACGAAACAGAGTCATCTTTTAATTACGTTGCTGGGGAAGACTTTATTTACATAGGTGCAAGGCTACCATTTAACAGCTTGTACATTAAATTAATTGATAAAAATACACTTCCTGCTAACATGTATGTAGAGGTCTTTGATGGCGACTCTTGGAACTTTGTTAATGAACTAATTGATGAGACTGGCGCATTTCACGTTTCTGGCCACATCACATTCGTTCCCGACAGAGATTCTGGGTGGTCAAGAGAAGATACTTCAGGCGATGGCGATAATATACCAGGTCTTGAATCACTAAAGATTTATGACCGTTACTGGGTGAGGATTTCTTTCGATGCGGACTTATCTCTTGGTTGCTCTTTATCTTGGGTTGGGAGTATTTTCAGTGACGATAGTGATCTTGGTTCTGAGTATCCTGACCTTGTTAAGGCAAGCGTTTTAACATCATTTAAAGCAGCAAAAACAAACTGGGAAGAGCAACACGTAAAAGCTGCTCAGGTTATTGAACAAGACCTTATGATTAATGGTGTCATTGTTGATCCTGGTCAAATGCTCGAAAGAGAAGATTATAGACTGGCATCTGTTCAAAAAGTAGCTGAGATTGTGTTCAATGCTTTTGGGGATGACTACATCGATCAAAGACAAAGGGCACGTGAAGAATACCAAAAAAGACTTTCTAGTCCTGTTAAAAAGATCGATAAGAACGCAAATGGGATTGAGGAAGTATCAGAAAGTTTAGACAACACTAGCGGTTGGTTAAGCCGATGAGTTCAAAAATATCAACAATTTACGATAAATTATTGGTTGAACTAGCAGCACTTTATCCATCTAAAACTAGGATTCCATACGCTTATTCTTTGGGTGACAACAACGCCAGATTCTTAATTGATGGTTATGGGCTTATTATCGGTTCAAGTAATTTTGAGCCTTACGAGTTCTGTAATTTCATGAATATTAGGGAAGTGACCGTTGTTTTAACTAAGGAAGTTTTTAGAACTGACAGCGATCCAGTTGTTATTGATTCAATTACTAAGGCATTGTTGGAAAATGTGTACGATGTGCAAAAACTTTTCTATTCTTATAATGAGCTAGGAATACCAAATGATATTGCTAAGGTTGATATTGGATCGGTCTCAGGTGTTGAGGAAGTTATATCAGGCAAGCAATCTTTTTTGAGTATGACAGCAACTTTTCAATTTTACATATTAGAGAGTCTATAAGGAGAAATTATGAGCGTTGGATTAAGTCGTGCGAGCATATTCGCAATTAAAAAAGAAACTACCGCAGGAGAATACCTTCCACCGGTCGCTGGTGCTGAATTTGTTCCACTCAGACCAGGGAACACACTAAACTTTGAACCTGAACAGCTTGAATCAGACGAGCTTCTTAACGATATTGGTGCATCAAAATCTTTCGTTGGTAAAGAATCAGTTTCAGGCGCACATGCTGCATACCTAAAGCACTCTGGTGTCGAAGGTCAAGAGCCTGAAGTTGGCGTTCTATACGAATCAGTAATGGGAGCAAAAACAGTAAACGCTACTGAATACACTTCACAAGCTGGGTCAACTGTTTCTCAAATTGCAGTTACAAGTGCAGCAAACTTTGAAGTTGGGCAAGCTCTATTAATTAAGGATGCCACTTACGGTTATAAGATTCGTAACGTAGCCTCTAAGGTTGGAAACAACCTAGTCCTTAACTTTAATCTTGATGATGCAATTTCAAATGGAAAAGGTTTGGGGAAAGCAATTGTTTACAAACCAGTAGCACAAGGGCATCCAACATTTTCAACAACTAAATTCCTTGGAAATGGTCACGCAATCGAAGCTTCTGCGGGTAACACTGTAACTGAAGTTTCATTGACTGCCGATGCTAATGGTTTTGGTGAGGTTGAGTTCTCTTACCAAGGGACTAAATATTTCTTTAATCCAATCACAATTGATGGAACAAATAAGTTTATTGATTACACAGATGACCAAGGAACAAGAACAGTTTCGGTTGCTGAGAAAATCTATAAAACACCAATTGAGTTAGCTGATGCAATTCAAACTGCTCTAGATGATTCTTCTAGTGAAACAATGAGTGTTGTTTATAACAACACAGACGGTAAGTTCACAATTTCTTCAGGATCAACAGTATTTTCTTTATTGTTTGGAACTGGAACAAATGCTGCAAATACAATTGCACCAATGATTGGATTTACAACTGACGATCAAACTGGCGCACAATCTTATCCTTCTTCTTTCGCTCAACAATACAATTCACAAATCACTCCATCTTACGATGCTGCCGATGCAATCATCATTAAAGGTGCTGAGTTATTTATTGGATCTCAATCTGATAATCTTTGCGTATGTGCTCAATCTGTTTCATTAACAATTAGCAAGGCAGTTGAGGATGTTGACTGTATTTGTGAAGAAACTGGCGTAAGTGAAAAAATTCCTACTGGAAGAACTGTTGAGATGAGCGTAACTGCCGCCCTTAATAAATACGATGCTTCATTACTTGACGCACTACTTAAGAACAAAGGTATCTCAGCAATGCTAAATGCTGGCCCTAAAACAGGCGGTAACTGGGTTCCTGGTAAGTGTTTTAATGCTTACGTACAAAACTGTACTGTAAGTGCTTATACGACAACAGGTGACAACTTTATCCAAGCTGAGATAACTTTAAGAGGATTCGTTACAACAACCTCTAAAGACTTATACTTAAATTTCGTATAAGCGAAGGATCTCATGAAGTGGTTAGAAAAGAAGACTGAAAAGGGCATTCTGAAATATCGGATGCCCACAATTCTGGAAGCTATTGGGTTAGTTAAATTGATGAGAGAACATTTTTCTATCGATGACCACATTGGGGCAAAGCTAGAAATAATGAAAAACATAAAAGACCTTTTAGACTATTCTCTATTAGATGGCATAAAAAGTTTTGATGAATTAAATGAAAACGGTGATTTATTTACTTCCGTTTTATATGAAATAAGTGATGAGATTCTTATTAAGGTGGTGGATTCTTTTGCAAAAAAGAATTAATCCCAGATGCGATAAATGCTTACAAAAGCAATTTATCACTAAATGAGTTAAACAAACTTATTGGTGAAAAAGATAAAGCTGAAGGGATTTACAAACTGATTGATATTGTTGGTGACTATGCTCAATTTAAAAGTATTTTAGAGCTAGGTTTTCAAGTAAATCATTCAGACATACCTTTTGAAAAAATTATGATGTTCTCATGGATAAAAGAGGCAATCGAGAATGGCAGAAAAAATTGAATTTCAACTTTCAGTATCAAAAGACGATTTAAATGCTGCATTGTCTTCTGCAACAGACGAAGCAAAAAAGACCGAAAAAGCTATTTTTAAATTGTCCGACGCATTTAAAGATGCTTCAGATGAACTATCCAAAATCAAAGCTTCATTTATCGGTAACTTAGGGGCAAATGCTGTCTCTGGTGCTTTTGGATTACTCAGATCAGCTATTAGTGAAACAGTCACTCAAGCTAGAGAATATTCAAAAGCTATTGCAGAAGTTAACTCTATTTTACCAAAGAATCAGAAATTAACTGAAGATCAAATTCAAACATTCATTAAGTTATCTTCTTTGTACGGGAAAGATGCACAATCTGAAGCAAAAGCATTTTATGAAATTGTTTCTGGTGGTGTCGAAGATACAGCAACAGCATTTAAAATTTTAAGACAAGCAAATGAAGCCGCTACCGCTGGATTGACCGATGTAAATGTTGCAGCCAAGGTTTTAACATCTACATTTAACGCATTTGCCCAACAGGGAACAACAGTAAACCAAATTACTGATTCTTTGTTTCAGGCTGTAAAAGATGGTCAAACTACTTTTAATGAGCTTTCAAATACACTTGGTCGTGTTGCTCCAATTGCCGCATCAGTAGGTGTTAGAATTGATGAGGTAGCTGGATCAATTGCTTTCTTAACTAAGTCAGGGATTCAGACCGATCAAGCCATTACCGGATTAAGAACTACTCTGTCAGCAATTATTAAACCAACAAAAGAAGCGGCGGACGAAGCAAAAAAACTTGGAATTAATTTTGGATCGGATGCAATCAAGCAAGCTGGCGGTTTTGCTAACTTCTTAAATCAAATTAGAGTTGCAACAAATGGAAGTTCAACATCTATTGCAAAATTATTTGGTGACGTTAATGCAATAAACACAGTTATCGCAATTGCCAACGGTAACTTTCAAGACTTTACAAAAACTTTAGATTCAAATCAGAAAAGTGTAGGCGCCACCGCATTAGCTGCAAAAGAACTAAAAAACTCATTTGACTTCCAAGCCGGACAAGCTGAACAATCAATAAAAAATCTTGCAACATCATTTTCAGTGTTTCTTCTTCCGGCTTTACAAACTACCCTAACAGGATTTAAAGCTCTTACTGGTATTGAGAAATTAAATGTTGAACTAGATGAAAATAGAAAGAAATTAAAAGAACTTGCAACTGAGTATAACACCACAAAAGATGCTCTTGATTTATTGAAAAATTCAAGGGGCGCATCTGACAGACAAATTCAAGAATCAATTAAAGTTGTCGGATCAATTGCACAAGGTGAAAAAAGACTTAACGAAATTTTATTAGAAAGAACAAAAATAAGACAAGGAACTAATATTCAAACAACTGGAGGAAATAAACCAACGGTTGATACAGTAGTTGATCCCACAATTGAGGATCAAGCAGTTAAATTAAGGCAAGAAACATTCCAAAAGCTTGCTATTGCAAAAGCTGAATTTGATGCAGCAGAACAAGAAAAAAAACTATTAAATATTGAACAGGGAAGTCTTGAAGGCCAAGCTGAACTTGACAGGCTATTAGAATTTGAAAAAAAGAAAATAGACGCTAGGTATTTAGCAGAAGAAGAAAAGAATAAAATAATTAAGGATTCAGCTACTCAACAGGAAGCAATTCAAGCTACATCATTAAGAAAACAATTAGAAATTTCAAATGCTTCCACAAAAATTGAAACTGCAAAATTTCAAGCACAAAGCAAACTAGAACAACAAACACTACAAACTAGATTGGGCTATATTCAAGCATTTGGAAACCTGTCTAGCTCGCTATTTAAAAGCAATTCAAAAGAACAGTTTTACGTTCAAAAAGCTGCCGCAATAGCTCAGTCGGTTGTTGCGACACAATTAGCGGCTGCACAAGCATTAGCAGTCCCACCAGCTCCTAACTTAGCTTTGGCAGCAACAGCAAAAACTATGGGTGCAATCAATACCGCCGCAATTGTAGCAACTGCAATTCAAGGATTTGAACAGGGTGGTATTATTGGAGCAACAAGAGGTGCTGACAATCAAATCGCATCTGTTAGAACTGGCGAAATGGTGTTAAATGCTGACCAACAAAAAAACTTGATGAACATGATTAATCAGGGAACAATGGGTTCAGGTGAAATTGTAATTCAAATCGATGGCAGAACAATCGCAAGAGCGGTTAGAGATCAAATAAACAATGGGTTTAAATTAGCATGAACAGCTTCGAAATATACTCAGACAATCTTATTTATCAGTCCATCATTTCTACAAATAGCGAGAATGCACTATTTCCGGTTACTAACATACTAGACTCTAGACGCTCTAAGGTTTACAGATCAACAGCATCGTCTTCAAACATTGTGTTCGACTTTGGGGAAACTTCCCAGGTTGATTCATTCTTTATCGTTGGTGATAAAAGAAACGGTCTAGGCGTTCACACAATTACACTACAATTCAATCACACTAACTCTTGGGCAACACCAGCAGCAAGTGAGGTGATGACAATAAATGCTGAACATAACGCAGGATTAACAGAGTTTGCACTTAAAGAGTACAGATTTTGTAGAATGGTTATGACATCGACATTAGACTATGTTGAAATAGCTAATATATTTATAGGCAAAAAACTAGAGATCGGAAGATCAATCAACTTTAACTGGTCAATTAAAGACAATGAATTAAGTCAAAAACAGACCAATAGATATGGCCAAATATTCTCTGATGTCTTAATGAGACAAAGAGTTATTAATGCCTCTATAAGCTTTTTAGATAAAGACCAGCTAGACAAGATTAATTCTGTTATTGATTACTATGGTGAAACAAAACCATTCTTCATTAAGATTGGTTGCGAAAACATGGTAAACAATTACCTTAGATTCTCAGGGTTATTTTATTTTAACGATATTCCAACAATTTCAAACCCTTACTTTAATAAGTACAATCTTTCATTTACCTGCACCGAGGCAACATGAGTGTTCTACTTGTTGAAACTCTCCAAGATGAACTTGTTCAGGACATAGATTTCACAGAGACTCAAAGGGTAGAAATTGCCGCTTTTATTCCATACATTTATTTCCATAATGTAACTGGTGCAGTTTTTACTTTTGAAATAGAGAAGAATTCA